GCGATGCATAACATTAACATGATTAAATTATCTTGCTTATGTTTATTATACATGATTTTTTGTCCTTATTGATATTTTTTAATTGATGGGGCTATTCTACTCGATTGATAAAAAAATAATATAGGAAATTTTCTGATAATTTTGTAATCATTATCCTACAACAAACTAAATGATAATCATTCTTATTTGTATAGGGCGGTAATGAGACTCATTCTCATCCGAGTACCCCTACGCTCTCCCCCACGTAAAACTTTAGAAGAATTACAAAAACTAAAAGGTGCTAAAGTATGCAATCTACGTTGCAAGTATAATAGCACCCATAAAATTAAATATTGCAAAAATTTTACTATTATGGTATGATCAGGAAAACAATACATAAAGGAAAAATTTATGACCGTCCCATCACTACCCGCAGAAACGGTAGCTATCTCCCCAGAATATCTGGAGGTGGCTCATGCTTATTTAGGTTTACAAGATATTTCCAAGGTTGCCCAAGAATTAGATATTTCCCCAGATCTTGTTTCTAATATATTAAAAAGACAAGAGGTGGAATCTTATATAAATCGCTTATTTATGGATGCGGGGTACAATAATCGCACAAAAATGAGAGAATTATTGGATACTCTTATAGTAAAAAAATTAGAGGAAATGCAGGAAGCTGGCATAGGTTCTAATAAAGATATAATGGATATACTTGCGTTATCCCATAAATTTACTATGGAACATCTAGATCGTGAAATCGCTCTAAGAAAATTAGACTCGGACAAACCAAATCCTAGTAATCAGTTTAATGTACAAATAAATAATAATCCGAATTATAATAGTTTAATAGAGAGGTTAATGGGAAATGTTGGAAGTCAGTCGTAGAGATATAGATTGCGATAATTTAACTGAATATCCAGCTAATACTAGATTTATAAAACTACCCATCGCCAATTATTTAAAATTATTAGGGGCATGGGATCAGTTAAATCGCCCACAAATAGCTTTGATTAATGCTATTAATAATCCTAAGTACAGATTTGTAACTGCTGCGTTTTCCCGAAGATTAGGAAAAACCTTTATAGCTAATATTATAGCCCAGTTAGTAAGTTTAGTACCCGGTTGCCATATATTGATTATTTCTCCTAACTATAACCTTTCTAGTATATCATTTGAATTACAACGCAAGTTTATACGCCACTTTGATTTAGAAATTACTAGAGATAACTTGAAAGATAAAATTATTGAATTAGCAAATGGTTCGACAGTTCGTATGGGCTCTTTATCCACCGTAGATAGTTGTGTTGGTAGATCTTATGATTTAGTATTATTTGATGAAGCTGCGCTTGGAGGTGACAAAGGTCAAGATGCTTTTAATATCCAGCTACGTCCAACATTAGATAAAGTTGGCTCTAAGGCAATATTTATTAGTACACCTCGTGGTAAATTAAATTTCTTTTCTAAATTTCATGAGCGTGGCTATGACCCAGCATTCCCTGAATGGGTATCCTTAAAAGCTGATTATCTAGAAAACCCTAGAATGTCTGAAGATGATGTTTTAGAAGCTCGCAGATCTATGACTAAAGCTGAATTCGCCCAAGAGTATATGGCTGATTTTACTGTATTTGCTGGGCAAATTTATAATTTTGATCCTAGTTGTGTAGTAGAATACGAGCCTAATGGTAATAAAATGGTAGATACTATAGCTGGTTGTGATCCTGGTTATAGAGACCCTACAGCATTTTGTGTAGTTAAATATGACCCTATCACGGAAATATACCATGTGATAGATGAATATCAAGATGAAGAAAAAACTACTGATATTCATGCTGCTAAATTTAGAGAAATGATAAATAATCATGGTATTGAAGTTATATTTATCGATCCTAATAATACTCAGTTCATATCGGATTTAGCTTATCTTTATGATATTGCAACTATAAATGCTCGCAAGAATGTGCTTGCAGGTATTTCATACCTATCAGCACTAATAGAGCAAAATAGAATTCGTGTATCTCCTCATTGTTTTCATACCTTAGCTATGCTGGATCAATATAGATGGGATGATAAAACAAATGGAACTGAAAAACCGTTTCATGACAAATATAGTCACATGGCGGATGCATTAAGATATGCAATTCATTCGTTCGTGCCATAAACCCAAACGTCATTGCCACAATCATAGACTCTATAAAATCCTGCATTAGCCATTATTTCCCGTTCAGTTAAATTTTTATCATATAAATGTGGAAATAAATTTTCTAGTTTATGCTTCTGACATTGGTATCTACTTAAAATCGTAGAATGGTTATTATAAAAATAACCAGGTTCACTAGTGTGTGAGAACTTAAATCCTAATATTTTATATATATTACCTATACTCCATCTTTTATCGCTATAAGAAATTATAGATTTTGGGGCATACTCTTTTAGAAAAGCTGAAAATAATTTTGATGCCCCACCTTGAATAGTAATATTAGTTAATGTAGCAAACCTTATTAATTCAAATTCTTCTTTAGAAAATCTCGGAGTACCAAATGTCATTACTGCTACTAATAAATCTTTTAGAAATAATCCATAATTTATATTAGTAGGAGTTCCTGCACCTTGTAAATGATTATCGGTTAAAAACTGCTTAGGGAAATTAATTCTTTTTATATTACATTCTCTAGCTCCAATAATATAATTATAACCTAGAATAGACATTAATTTAGATTTTACTAAATCTTGCTTATATAACCATTCATGTTCGAATATATGTATTAATCTTATATTATTGTCTTTAGCTAAATTAGTTTTATTTATATGATAGTATTTATCTTTTTTAATATCTGAATGCCAGTATTCACCGTTATATTCTATTCCAATATTTATATCTGGTAATAATATATCTATTTCATAATTATTTGGCAATCTTGAATTTCTAATTACTTTAGTATAATTATTTAGGTAATCAGCTAAACTTTGTTCTCCTTTAGAGACTGAATATTGCTGATTTGGTTCACATATTGCGCATTTAGCTAATGTATTTTTAGCTAAAATATTATGTGGTAAAATTTTCCATTCATGATTACATTTTAAGTCTCTAACAGTTAAATATGTAATATTATTTTTATAATTATCTAATAATTGTAAATCTGGGTTTATAACGTATAATTCTTTTACAAATGTTTCATGCGATTTATTAGAATAAGATTGTGGTTTACAGATTCTACATAATGATTTAGTACCTTTAGATATTAAATCAGATAATATTGTGGAATCTTCATGTCCACACTTGTATTTAATATCTATATAATTCTTAGAAGTAGTATAATTAGAGAAACTTATTATATCTGGATATTTAATTGCTAATTTTTGTTTTAATATATCTTCTGTATATTTAGTACTGGTATTATTACATATAGGGCACTTAGTAGTTAGACCTCTTAAATATACATATTCCGGTCTTGTTTCCCAAATATGCCCACACCTATTATCTTTAATTTTAGATTTAACTTTAGCACCATTATATGTTATAAATTCCAAATAAGGATAAGTACTTTTAATTCTATCATTAACTTTTTCTAGGGAACTAGCCATGAAAATTCTCCAATATGTGAAAATTATATTATAAAGTATATATCATGGAAAAATCAATATTTGACTTTTTCTACCCCCATTGTTATAATAGTGAAAAATATGTAGAGTAATAAAATGGCTACAAATAAACGATTACCAGTAAAATGGATAAGAGATAAAGCAAAAGCAGCATACGAAAAAGACGATGTATGTTATGTGTGTAATACTACTGAGAATTTAGAACTGCATCATTTGCATAGTATATCAATACTATTAGAAAATTGGTGTGTAGCTAATGGAATCAGTATAGAGTCTGATGAAGAAGTACTAGCAATTAGAGATGATTTTATTGCAGCTCATGAAGATGAGATATACAATAAAGTTTATACGCTATGTAATAAACACCATGTGCAATTACATAAAATATATGGTAAATCTCCTCCAAATCATACAGCTAGTAAACAAGAAGCTTGGTTAAAAATACAACAAGAAAAAGCACTCGGAATATACATAGCACCTCCATCGCCATTCGATAAATTTATAAGGGGCAAAGATTGAACATATTTACAAGCACAGTTGCCCGCGCATATAATTATGTGGTAGAGAAATTAAATCCTGCTCAGGGTGAGATAGTTAATAATTTTGGAGATACTAAGTCTTCAGATCAAAAAGTTAGTTATTTCCAAGCATTTGAAAAGTTAGAAGCTGTTAATCGCGGTGTTAGTATGGTAGTAAACGGCTGTGCTAGTTTAGATTATGATATTAAAGATTCTCTACCTGCTAGTGTAGTAACTGGGGTTAAGAAAAAATCTTTACATAATTTATTAAACTTTAGACCTAACCCATATCAGTCTGCTATTAATTTTAGATTAAATATATTTACTGATGTAGTACTAGAGGGTAATGCCTTTATTTACTATGATGGAGCTTTTCTATATCATCTACCCGCTAGAGATGTAGAAATAATAACTGATAAGAAAACTTTTATTAAAGGTTATAAGTATAACCAAGAAATAGAGTTTAATGAATCAGAAGTATTTAGTTTTAAAGATGTAACTAGTGGAGATATTTATAGAGGCACTAGTAGATTACAATCTGCTCAGAAATCTATAGATACTTTGTATAATATGCAAAGTTTTCAGGATAACTTTTTTAGTAATGGAGCAGTATTTGGATTAATACTTACTAGCGATAATACATTATCTAAAACAGCTAAAGAAAATACAATTAATAACTGGATTCAAAAATACAATCCTAAATTAGGCGGAAAACGCCCAGTAATATTAGATAGTGGATTAAAACCCGTATCAGTATCACAAGATACATTTAAAGATATGGATTTCGATGCGTCTATGACAACTCATAATAAGAAAATCTTAAATGCAATTGGTGTACCACCTGTTCTTTTAGACGGTGGAAATAATGCTAATATTAGCCCAAATTTAAGATTATTTTATTTAGAAACGGTACTACCACTAGTTCGCGGATTTACATCCGCATTAGAGCGATATTTTGGATTTGATATAGAACCAGTTACTGCTACAGTAAGCGCATTGCAACCAGATTTCAAAGAAAAATCAGATTCTCTTTCTTCATTAGCTAATAATGGCTTGATGACAGTTAATGAATGTAGAATTGAATTAAGACTACCTCCAATGTCTGATCCCAAATATAACGAATTAAGAGAACCAAAAAATATAACAGGAAGTGCGGCAAATCCCTCTGTAGGAGGAAGACCACCGGAACCTAGTAATCCTTCAAAATAGGGAAATAATGCAGAATAAGAGAATGATATATACTCCTGGAGAGTTTGAACAAATGCCTTCAGGAGCTGTACCTTACTACCTGCATATAGCAGGTGCTCCAGTAATAGATGTAATTGTTCCAGAAGATTTTACTACTAGTGGAAATGTATTTTACGACTCATTGAATGGTCCAATGTTAGGTGAACCTTTTCATCACCAATTTGAAGGGTGGAGAGTGTCTGAAGAAGAGCGAATAACAGCACTATCAGGAGCCTAATAATGTCTCTAGCATATTCAGATGCTCCCTTCTATGCACCATTACGCGGAAGCCTTGCTTTAACTAATGGCACTGGATCAGCTACGTTTACTCGCGCTACGGCATGCTGGGAATTTAATGAAACCGGGAAGTTGTATAGAGTCCCTTCCGGCGCTGTTCGGATGCGTGGGTATAGGCCAGTTGTTAACTGGGTTTCGAGTCCGGATAACATTTCAGGCTCGGCGAACTGGGCTGTAAGTAATGTTTTAAAAGCTTCTGCAACCGGCCCGGATGGGGTGACATCTGACGGGTGCTTAATTACATGTACGGCAAATAATTCAAATCATATTCGGCAATCATATACGTCAGAAAGCATAGGCGGCAATACCCGCTCTTACCGTTTTTTGTATAAGCCGGGGACTGCCTCTTGGATGCGACTCCTGCTATTTGCTGGATCAACTGATAGGGTATCGCTTTGGTTTAACGCAACTACTAACGTTCTAGGCACTGTGTCAACGGGCGGTACTGGATGGGCGGCTATTAGTTACGCACTAACAGCGTCAACTCAATACCCTGGATGGTATGAAGTATATATGGCAGCTACCACGCCAACAACCGGAACGCACTATATGCAGCTTGGTTTCGTTGATGGCGATAACAGTATAAATACAACGGCGGTCAACGGACTTACTTTAACTATCGCACACCCGATGCTTGAAGATTCCACGGGGCGAACAGACAAAACCCCGTCTGAATACGTTGCGGGCGATAACGGTGCAGGCGCAAACGGTGTTAAATACTATGCAACTTACAAAGACGGCACGCCGATCCCGGGGGCTAATCTGCTAGGCGCAAGACTTAACCCGAATGCGATCACAAACAATCTTTTGCATTGCCGGGATTTTACAAATGCGGTATGGGTAAAAACAGGCATTACCCCGACTCTTAACCAGACAGGGCTTGATAATCGATCAAATTCCTGCAGCTTACTAACAGCCACAACAACGGAAGGAACTGTACTGCAAACAATATCTTCATCAGCCGTAGCTGCAAGTTCAGGTTTTTATGTAAAAAGATCAGTTGGATCTGGGCCTATCTATTTTACACGTAATGGAGGTACTGATTGGTTAGATATCACAAGTCTAATTAACAATAGTACTTTTACACTTGTAAAAATTGAGAATACAAGTATTACAAATCCGCAAGTCGGATTTAAAATAGCAACGAATAGTGATGCGATTATTGTAGATGCAGGGATTAATCATACTGGAGCTAAATTAACTGAAACTCCAATAATTACCACAACAGCAGCAGTAACAGTAAACGCAGAAGTTTTAACTTATCCCACAGCAAGTAATTTTAGTAATACTGCTGGGACTATTGTAGCTACAATAACAAAAGAGGACTGGTCTACAGTTAACGGTACTGCAGTGGGCAAGTCTGGGTTTGGTTTAAACACAAGCTCAGCGAATTCAGGTGTACAAGCCTTAGATGGAACTAATACAGTTAATGGCCCTTCAGGATCTCCCCCTAAGGACTAGAAGATTAGGTATAAGATGGAGTGGCTCATCTTTAGAAGCATTTGCTGGAGGAGTATTAGGAAGTGCTGGCAGTTATGATGGATCGTTTAATCTTACTACAATAGGTATAGCTCCTTCAGTAGAATGTACTATTAAAGACGTAGCTATTTGGCAAACATCCATATCTAATCAAGATATTTTAGATGTATCAGCCTCTAGCGCAGATTGTGTAGTTACCAGTAGCTTAAGCTCTAGTATACTAGACAATTATACAAAGATTCTAGAATTTTTGTCTGAAGTATCTACCAGTACTGTGATAAACAGTTGCAAACTATACAGTAGTGTTATGTCTAGTACTATATCTAGCACAGTTAACTTATTCGATAACTATCTAAAGAATGCTTTATTAACACCTACTCCTTCAATAAGCTCTGTAATAAATAGTTGTAAATTTCACTTGAGCAACTTACAGCCAACATTATCTACTATAGTAACTTTATTAGATAATTACACTATAAGTAAAAATATGGCAGTAGCTATATCTACAGATTATAGCATAAATAGTTGTAAATTCTATACAAGTAACTTACATACTCCTATATCCATAACCTCTAGTATTTTAAATAACTATACTAAATCTACAAATATGACTATAACAGTCAACACCAATACCTCATATATAATTAGAGGTATTACCTATAATTTACAGTTAGATGCAGAGTATAGTATACCAGTTATTAGTATCAGATATTCAATAAATTAAGGAACAAGTATTATGCCAACAGGTGCAGTTTTTGCAAATGAACAATTAAAACTTATACTAAATAGTGTAGCAATTAGTAATATAGCAGATAATGCTGCTAGTGCTCCACTTACTAATTTATATATAAGTTTACATACAGCAGATCCTTCTGCGGGCAATCAGACTACGTCTGAAGCCGCATATACTGGATATACTCGAATGTCAATAGATAGGACGGGTACAGGGTGGACTGTTACAGGAAGGGTCGCATCTCCAAATTCAGCAATTACTTTTCCAGAAGGAGCAAGTGGCGGTGAAACATGTACATATGCGGCAATAGGTACAGCATCTAGCGGAGCAGGGAAAGTACTATACTCAGGAACATTAAGTATAAGTATTCCTACAGGAACTGGAGTAATACCCCAAATAAAAACAACATCTACAATAACTTTTAACTAATGAAAAAAATAAATCTGGCCAAAGATGTGGACACAGATATAAAAATAAATATTACTGGTGTTCTTACTTCTAATATTACTGAGATGATTTTTATAATAAGTAAATATGGTCAGACTGATGTAGAAATAAAGTACTCTACAGATGGTATAAGTTTATTTGATAATTATGCTATAATCTCTATATCAAAAGATACTTTAGCTTCTACTGGGTTATACTCAGTCAGATTAATATTTATAGATCAATCTGGTAGTACTAGGGAGTTTAATTTACGAGGATACGGTCTACTTGTAGTATAAGGATAACAAAATGCCACAACAAATTAAAGAAAAAGTCTTCTACATAGGTAATACGTTTGCTAAGAGCGACTTACCTGCTGCAGATGACACAATAGATTCAATATTTATTGAAGGCTATGCCAACACAATAGATAAAGATCGAGCGGGGGATGTAATTCCTGCACATGTATGGGAATTGGGTATTACTCAATTTCTTAAAAATCCAATAATCCTAGCTCACCATGATATGACCAGTCCTGCTGGTAGAATGGTAGAGCATCGAATAGATTCAAAAGGATTATGGATAAAAGCTAGAATCTCAGCCGCTGCTGAAGATACTTTTAACTTAGTAAAAGATGGCGTACTAACTGCATTTAGCGTTAAATTCATCATCAAAGATGCTGATTATAACTCTGTAGCAGATGTTTTCGTTATCACCGAGCTAGAACTACTAGAAATTAGTGTTGTTAGCATACCAATGAATCAAAACTCTCTGTT